CGAATTGTCTGAATGTCTGACCGCGCGTGATAACCACAAGTCCATGCCTGCCAATGGTCGTGTTACAACTGGCGCTGCATTAACCGTGTAAGGCTTCACACATTTTTTTTGTCGTCAGGTATAAACATGCACGCCAAATTAGGGTCACCAATTTTGGTTGACACCCACGCAAGCACGCTGGCTGCTACTGGCACAATCAAACCGATTAGCACTGGGTCAACATTGTTTCGAGACAGCGCATAAATCATGATGCCAAGCAAACCGCCTTTAGTTGTTTGATCGCCTATCTGTCTGTGTGATTGCGTAATTTTTTTAGAATTCATTTGGTATCCATTCTTGCAATAGTTCGTTCCAATGTGTTGTTGGTGGTGCTGGTGGTTGTGGCAATGGTGGTTGCCATTGGTCATTGCTGTCAAGTGTCCAAGATGGGTATGGTTGCGGTGCAATAAAATTATCTTTTGTCGGGTCGTATGTGTAACCGATTGCTGCATAATTTTTGTTTGGGTTATCCATGTATGTTTGCACCCAGTCACCGCCTAGTAGATCGTGTGCGAATTGTGCGCCGTCTGGTACGCCATCGCTGACAACGATTACATCAGTAACAAGGTCGTTAACTATTTGTGCGTAGTAAGCCATCAGTATGTGATGCTTCCGCTGCCAGTGAATGTGTATATCGTGCCTGAAACTGACGGTGAGCCAGTAGTCGAAGTCGCTGCAATACCTGCGTCAATGATGACAACACCCGAACCGCCAGCCGCGCCGAAATTACTTGATGGTGCAGAGTTAGTTGAACCACCACCGCCACCACCTGTATTTGCTGCGCCTGCAGTTGGTTGTGTACTTGGTGAAGTTATTGCACCGTTACCGCCACCACCGAGACCGCCCTGACCGTTTGCGCTGCCTTGGTTTGTGTTTTGTATTGAACCACCACCACCGCCTGCGTAATACACGCCGTCATATAATGCGCCGTCGCCACCATTACCGCCATAACCTGAACCGCTAACTACAACACCTGACGCGCCAACCGCACTTTTACCGCCACCGCCGCACGCAGCGGTAGCAGTACTTGAACCACCAGCATTACCCTGACCTGATACACCAGTGCCACCAATAGAAGTACTAATTGCGCCGCCACCGCCACCAGAACCGCCGTTACGCCCGTTTGTAGTTCCTGATGTGCCGCCACCGCCACCGCCACCGCCTGTGCAAGATACTGAAATGCCTGTGCCACTTAATGATGATGTGTTGCCGTCATTGCCTTGACCTGCAGTGCTGCGTTGCGCACCGCCAGCACCAACCACAACTGTGTAAGTACCGCTGACTAAAAGTTCTAATGCGATTGCTGAGATCATTCCACCAGCGCCGCCACCGCCACCCATACCAACAGCGAAATCATCACTACCGCCACCGCCACCACCAGCAACAACCAAATAACTTACTTTTGGGCCACCGCTGTTAACACCTGCAAGAATTTGCATGTCTAGGCCTTAAGATTGCCAACAACCACCCAAGTGTTGGTATCAGTCTTGACACAAGTTGCCACCGCATATTGCGCATTTAATTTAAGTTTTGAACCATCACTATTTAGAGTCACACCCGACCCGGCAACAATCGTTGTAGCGCCCGCGCCAAGTTGCATAATGTTTAATTGCGTACCGATACCGAATGCCACACTGCTATTTGGTGGCACTGTAAAATTATTTGCAGTCGCCACACTCATTGTTATAAGTTTCCCGTCATCAGTGAGCACTGCGGTATAACTGGCAGTCTGGGCGTTAATTGCGATCATTGCGGTAGCGACCGCGTTCATTTGTGCTGCCGTCAAAATTTGATTAGCAACAAATACTTGTCTAGTAGCCATAGTTCTCCTTAGGTTAATGCGTTTAGTTCGTCGAGTGTGCCATATGTGATGTCGTCTAACACAAATGCGTTTAGCACAACGGTTTGACTGCTATACAAAGTGACCCGGTGGCCTGTAGCCACATTTATATTGTGATCTATACCCTCAACAGCCAGCGCCTGCGTTACCGCGATTGGTGTGCCGTTAGGGAATGTTTTGGTCAGCGTGATTGATCCGCCAATTTCCATTGTTGCCAGCGCGTCTTTTTGTGGGTTTGTGAGCGCTGCAAATGTGCTTGACATGCTAGTAAAGCGTGGTTCTGGTATCGGGTCTAACAGATAGTCCGCGAGCGTCAGCGCTTGCGCGTTGTCAGATAGCAAACTGTCATTGATAGACACCGATTGCTTAAAGTATTCGCTTATAGATGCAGGGTCAGTAGATGTCTGTGGCGTGCCACCAGACTCAATCGTTACTGTTGCGCTGTTTGTGATTGCTTGCTGGTCAAACTCAACGCCTAGCGTGTCGTACTTTGTGCCTGTGCCTGTGTCGTTAAATGTGACCGTGACTGCTGACAGAGTGTTGCCTATACGCGGCTGAAATACCAGTACGCCGTCACGATCACAAAAAATGCGACCCTGCTCAGCCTGATTTATTCTGTTTGCGTATGCGTTTGCGTTTGTGTCCTGTGCAATGTCAAACGCGCCAAGTGTCGCTGTCGGTGTGCCAGTAATGTTTGTTGTGCCTGCGTACGGTATTAATGCGAGCATGGCTGTTAGTCGAGCCGCTGACGATTGAACACTGGTTGATGTCTCTGGTAATTCTGCTTGTGCTAACAAATAAATGTCATCTGCAGCCGCGATTGTGTACTGTGTCAAACCGCCCAGCACATATTGTTGGCGATAAGAAGTGACTTTGCCTGTAAATAAATACTCGCCGTCACGGCTAAGTCGAATGGGTCGCAACGGCCCTAGACCCGGCTGATCTGTGGATGTGTTGTAATAAATTGATGATGTGTTAAATGCGTCTAATTCACGGTCGTTGTTTGTTTGATCCATTGACACAATCATTGTGCCTGCACCAAATGCGTCTAATACTTGTTTGCGCCCGCGCGAAATATTTATGTTTTGCACATACTCTGTGATGTCTTGGAAATCCTCGCCGTTGCCGTCTAATACTTGTGTGCCGTCTAACTCGCTGACATCTAACTTGAATGCTTGCGCGTCAAACCCTGTGCCTAATTCAAGTAAATAACTACCGCCAGTGCAGAGTGTTGCAGCCATTACGCCAGCGCACCTAACGGCCCGTAAACCTGTTTGTATTGCAACAGCGAGTCATACACCGCTTGACCGATTTGCGCGCTAGTTGAGATACCGCCAGTCACATTGATTGTGATACCACCGCCACCGCCACCCATTTTTGATAACGGAATTATTGCCTCTGGGCCTTTCTCGCCAACCATAGCCAGCGTGGGTCGCGTCACAATGCCACCGTCAGCAAAACCCGGAATGTTTATATTACCTAAATTGAAATCGCCAAATCGTTCTTTAAGTTCGACAAGTCGCCTAAACATTCCAATAAAGATACCTAGCGGCCCTGTAACAACAATGATGCTGTTGCCAAACATGTCAAACGCCCGCGACATTGCGCTGAATTTTACTTCTAGTGCAACCATTGCGCCAGTCAAAATAACTACTGCGGCCGCTACCGCTACAAATGGGTTGGCGCTGGTCGCAACATTTAATGCAATCGTTGCAAGTTTTGTTAGCACAAGTGTTGCTTGATAAATTTTCATAGCGACATTTGCTGCGATCACCGCTGTAGCGACCGCACCGATAACGCCGACCATAATTAAAAACACTCTGGTATTTTCCTGTGCAAAATCTGCGACAGGTTTCATGATCGTTAACAGTTTTTCTAACACTGGTAGTAGTGCCGCGCCTATCGATTCTTTAGTTTCGTCTAACGCTATTTTCATGCCTTTCATGCGGCCGTCAAATGACTCTGCTGCAACTGTCGCCGCACCGCCAAACGAAACCGCTAACGCATTTGTAATGTCATCAAGACTGCTACTGCTATCAATTACACCTTTAAGTGACGGGTCAAGTTTTGTCAGCGCCGCTGTCTGACCGTTTGCTGCTTTGCCTAACGCCAATGTGACGGTCTCTAAATCTTTGCCAGTAGCCGCCGCTATGTCGAGTGCGGTTGTCATCAAACCTTGTGCAGTTTTTACCGAACCTGTTGAGCGCACTAGGTTAGCCATAGCAGGTCTCAAATCGTCATCAGCAACCGCAAACGCGCGCGACATGCCAGATATAAATTCCTCATTGCTGGCGATCACATCATCAGTAGCCATTGCGCTAGTGCGTAACTGTTGCGCCAATAAGTCTTGTGCTTTTTGATCCTCAACTGCTGCCTGCGTTGCCATGCCTAAACCAGCGGTCAAACCGCCAATGACTGCGACTGCTGGCAACATTGCTTTTTTAAGTGCAAACGCCGATTTTGCGCCAGCGCCCTCAAGTTGCTTAAATTGTGCAATGGCTTTTTGTATACCTTTGCCGTCAAACTCGGTAACAATAGGTAGTGATACAGCCATTAATTTAATTCCTTTTGCACGCGTTTCATTAATTCATCAATAAGTGTTTGCACTTTGCTTTCAACCTGATCTTTGTTTCGTTCCCATGCTGACCATACAAACCGAGACGGAGTACCGTACCGCGCATTTAAGGATTGCACCATTTGACTACCTTTTTTCGTTGGTACTTTGCCTTTGCCTGACATGTCGATTAATAATGCGCTAGGACCTGAATAACGCACAAAAAATGTTGCCAAGTTTGTTGACCTGCCGCGAAATTCTCTAACCTTTTTGCCTGACACACCTGCTACTACTTTGTTTGGTTGGCCAGTAAATGGAAACATTTGAAAACCTGTTGAAGTTGTCCATTTGTAAGCCATTCCAGACAATGGCGGTTTTCGCGGTATGCGTGCCTGAATGTCGTATGTAACTGGTGCAATAATTTGTTTGAAATCTTGAGTCAATGCCCGGCGCGCTTTTTTGTCAATTTTGTTCAAAGCCGCTAACGCATCTTTAACGCCCACAACTTCAATACTGGTTGACACTGGCATTAGCGCGCCTTGCGATCTTTGTTAATCAGCTCAATAACGGTGTTCATGTCATCTAACTCAAATGTGATCTCTGACGGCCAAAATCCTGTAGCCACAACTATCTGCGCTAATCCATAGCGGTAACTACCGCGTCTGCTTTTGGGTCGTTTGTATCAACCACCTCAAGTTTCACAATTTGTTTAATGTAGTCATCAAGTAGTGCTGGCACTGTGATGCCTTCTTGGCGTGACGCTTCGTACGCAAGATAGGACAAATCTTCCATGCCGATACCGTCTGACATTTGTGACGCTTTGCGTTTATATTTGCGTTCCCACATAACAATCGTCATCATGTTTGTTGTGACTTCATGTGTCGCATCTTTAAGTGTGACTTTTAGTGTTAGTTGCATGCGTGTACCTTCCCGGTTGGTCTTGTTTTGTTAGTTCTCAGCGGCCAGTGCCGCGCGATCATGCGACCGCTTTAGTCAATACGCCACCGCTAAATGTAAGTGTGATTGTTGACAGTTCGCCAAGGCTTGCATTTATTGGTGTGTGCGATTCTAGGTATGCGCCTGTAAGTGTGTAACTAGGGTTTGTTGCACTGACTGCTGCACTTGTCGGCTTTAGAACAATTGTGGTTACTATGCCAACAAGACCAAAGATTGTTGCCTCAGTCTCGCTTGCTGCATAACTTTGGTATAACTCAACTTCGATGCTGTTGTTTTGTAATGATGTAACTGCAGCGCCGCCAAACTTGCGTGCCGTGTCACCAAATGCTGTTGTTTCTAATTGCTCATAAGAATAATTGACAGTCGCGCTTGTGCACTGATCTTGTAAATCAACGCTGTTAATCGTGAGTGTTGGGTTTGATAAATAAACTGTTGTCGCCATGTTGTGTTAATCCTTTGCGTCTGTGTCTATAGTTTTAGCAGATTTTTTGACTTTTAGTGGGGATAGATGCCCAGAGTCAACAAGAAATTCAAGGTCAGTAGTTAAGTCGCCTAAGTCAGCTTCTCGAATGATGTCACCCCGTTGGTAGCCGTTAAGTCTGTTGCTGGTCACTTCGTAATCCATTAGGTCGTGCTCGCTTTCATTTGTATGTTTAACGATAGTGCAGGGTAGTCAACACCGCCGATAGTGAGTGTGGTGGGTCTGCCGTCAGTGACCGCGACATTGGCTGTTAACACTTTGGCTGCAATGTTTAATGCGTTGCGGTATGCGTCTGCGTTGCTTGGCCCGAGACTGATAACTGTTACTGGTATTGAGATGTCAACAATGTTTGCGTTAAATGCGGTGAACGACATTGCGTCTAGCAGTATGCATGGTGCTTGCACATTGCGTGGGTCTGTCACGCACACAAGCCCTGAGACTGCGTTGAGTGTCGTGGCAAGGTTATTTATTGCCGTGTTAAATAGATCGGTGTAGGCCTGTGCAGCCATTACGCAACCTGCGGTCTGTCAACACCTAACAACTGTTTGACTAGTGGCGATAGTCCGTTAGTCGAGCCTGCAGACATGCCGTCAAATGATGCAAAATCTGATATGCCACCGCGCTGGCGATACAACGCGCCACCATACATGATTGTGCCAAGTGTTACATCACCACTAGGCGAAGTTGCAAGCGCATCAAAATAGCCAACCTCTTGCCGTCTGCGATAACAAAACTGGTTAGCAGCGCTTGCGCACTGTGTCACGAATGTTGTGTCGTCAGCGGTCGCTGTTGCAATACCTAGCCAGGTCAATATTTGTGCTGCCGTAATCCATGTGCAGGTTTGTGTGTAGGTGACTGTGCCCGAATAGTCAATAACAAAATCAACACTTGTGCCGGTGCACGCATACAACACCTGATTTGGTACTGGCTCATTCTCATCAAATAGCAGTTCGCCAGTTGTGCCGTCAACACCTGTAAACAAATATTGTGGCAGTGCAAGCACCGTGAATGTGCCTGCAAATGGTGATGCTAAACCTGAGACCGTTACCGACTCACCTAACGCAATTTCGTTTGCTTCGAGAGTGCTAATGCAGGCGTAGTTGTTTAGTAATTGTTTAGTTTGTGTTTTGTAAGTTGCCATGGCGTTTAGTCCGCCATGCGACTAGGCGATTACGATGCCCTGAATGAAGGATGATTTAGCAACAAATGTTGCGAAGTAACCGTAGTAACTAAATGTGCGACTAAGTGTTGACGGAACATCAACAGACAAAATGCCTTGTTGCGCTTCGTAGATTTCAAAACCCGGTGCGTACACCACAAGCATCGTGCCGCTTGCAAAGTTGTTATCTACAACCAGTTGCAAACCCATGACATTCATGCTGTTGTAACCCATGCCACCGACTTTGCCGATTGAGTTAAAACCCATGATGCCATCAGTTACATAACCAAGCACTGGACGCTTGCTGCTGTCTAACTGTGAACCAAGTTTTTCCCAAACATCTGGCGACACACACAAGTGAGTAGGAAAGTAGTTTGAGTCCTCAGCAATTTCTCGAGCCGCGTCATACAACGCATTGATCAATGATGTTGGGTTGTCTGCTGTGACTGTCCAAGTTGAACCTGACGCCGTTTTGCCTGCGACAAGTGCATCTGCTGCAACATCGTCACTCTTGATCAGGTACTCGCCTGCTAAGTCGTTTAACACAAGTTGCATTGAACTTGGATCGGTGAAGTCCATGTCCTGTCGAGTCATTGTGACCTGACCTGCAATGGTTGTTTTTGTGACCGTGTTTGATGCGATGACCATTGTGGTTGCACTAACTGCAGCGCCTTCAGTTTGTGTTGCAGTGCTGGTGTGCGTTGTGATCGTTGGTCGCACAAATGTTTTGCTTGGTGTGTTTGGCATCGCCCTTGCGCCGAATGCACTGACCACAGGTCTCACAAAGTTAATATCTTGGAACAGAGGCCCCAATACCGGAACTGGTAACAATCCCGGGGTATCGGTTGTGAGAATGTCACCTGCGGCTGCTTGCAATGCTGTCTGTCGTTTTGCGTACGCTGCTTTTGCTGCATTCTGAACATTGATAAGTGTGTCGCCACCAATGTGCATTGCTGCAAGATATTCGCCTGGTGTTGGCATCGCGAATTCGCGTGCAGGCTTAGCCCACAATTTGTCAACTGTTGCTGCTGCTACTTCGACTGTTGGTTCTACTGATTCCATAATTGTTTTCTCCTGTGTAGGTATAACTTCATTTAACTCTATTTTTTTGACTTCTTGTGGGATACTAGCTGCAACATCTGTGATGACTGCACCGCTAAACGCGCCTTGGCTAACCATGCTTAATTCTGTCCATTCGGCTGCTTCAACGATCATCACGCCGTCAGCGTCATAACTGAACTTTGTCGGGTTAATGCCAACAGATACCGCATCAATTACACCGTCATTTGCGAGTGTCAAATATTCGTCACCTAGTCGAGTGGCGCTGATTTTTGCGGTAAACATCATGCCCTGTGGCGTGTCTACACGCTCAGTCAATTTGCCAATAATCTGGCCTGAGTCATGTTGACCGTAAAGTTTTGGTGCGCGACCGTCAACTGGTAACGCGCCTTGCATAATGCGTACTTGCGTGCCGTCTGCAACTGTTGCTGTTTCATCGTAAGTTACTGCAATACCACTGATTGATCGGCGCGGTAATTCCCCTACCGCACCTGCATCAACCGTGATCAGCGAAGGGACTAATTTGATCATGTTGGCGATACTACATCAACTGTCTCTGGCATTTGTGGCATGTCGTGATTAGATAGCGAGTACTCGCCAGTCAAATAATCCTCAACATCAAATTCAACATAAGTGCCGTTAGGCAAAACATTATTTTGACTCAATGTGCCAGCAATGCAATCGGCGTAAGCGCGCACACCAAATGTCCACAAATCCATACGAGACTCAGCACTTGACTGGTACGAGTACGAGCCAACACTGATGCCTGCAAGGTATGGCGGAATGTTGCACAAGCGCGCCATTTCCATTGCCTGAAACTCTGCCGAGTCAATCAGCAACATTTTGTCAGGGCTAGTCAATGTTTCGGTGTAGGTCACAAATTCGTTGAGCGCTGCAGTCTGGTTAGTTTCGCGCGCATGGTTAAACGCTGCAGCTAGATCTGCTAATTCTTGACCGCTTAAAGGCTCGCCACCAGTTTGTCGTAGCACGCCTGCCGGGATTGCGCTACTGCTATTGCGATAGCGTGCCGCTTCAAGTTTTAACGCTGTTGCTACCGCTTGCGTTGACTGATAAACAATGCCTTGAATTGGTGACAAAAATTGCACAACATCATTTGAGTCAAGTTCGCCACCTTGAAAAATTATTTGTTTTGACGGCGCAAACCACACTGGACCTGATTGATCTAATGTCTGCACCATTGCGGCAGGTAGTCGAGTAAACGAAGCTGGGAAACCGTCAGCGGTACGAGATGTGATGTACCAAAATGCGCGCCCGTAAAAAAACAGATCGTCAAATGTCCACGACAAAATAAAGTTGTTAGGCAATGTCGGGTCAATTTTTCTAAGCCAAGTGCGTGGCGCTAATGGCATTTTTTCCATTTCGTCACCATTCCAAATTTCGTTATACATCTTTAGACCCATGCAACCAATAACACTTGCCATAAGATCGCGCGCTCGAGAAACGGTAGGCACACTCATCGCTTTATTGCGCGACTCGCCTTCAACATACGAATAGTAAGTGCCAATCATGCCAGCGCCACCGTTATTAGCCGACTGATAATAACTGCCAGACGCGGCTGCTTTAGTTGGTGGTTGCGCGTTTGCAGTTTTGTTTATTTTGTCTGCAATAAATTCAATTAAAGTTTTAGCCATGCAGTAAGTATGCCACTGCAATTACTTTGCATGGTGTATAGGTGCTGGCCGCAAACAGACCGAGAAAGCAGGTAAACAGCCAGCTACCCACGAACACATTAGCGTGATGCAACCACGATCATAGGTTTTCCCGAGCTGGTTGGTCGTGACGCGAGCGCTGCAGCCCACACCAAACATCGTGCTAATTCGATAGGGCCGGGCGATCTTTGACTGCTAAGCGCAATGCTGTTTTGTGACCTGACCGCAACAGCGCGCTGCACATGCTCAGCCAACATCTGCTCGCCAGTGTGCAAAATAAGTTTTTCGCCGATCATGGCCTTAATGCGTGGCGTAAATTTAAGTATCTCGCCGTAGCCAACCACTATGCGTTTGCGCTCTAACGCAACTGGCCAATGCAGGTCAATCGTAGGTGTGATCGCAAACCGTACTGCACTGGTGTTGCACAGTCGGTCAACCTCGGCCATCACTTGGTCAAATGTGTCCACGACAAATTCGACTGTGGCAACGGTGCGATGATCTGGCAACACAACACATCTGACACCAAAATATCTTGCGTCATCTAGTGAGCACTCGATAGCGACTGTGCCACCGTCAGGTATCGGGTCTGTGTATAGCAATTGTGGCCACACACCTGGCTGTATCCAAGCTTTGTCGCTGGCTACCCATAGGTTGCAACTGGCGCGCAAGAATGATGCACGATCAGGGTTCTCGGATTCTGCCTCAATAGTTTTCATTGTCAATGTCGTACCGAGTGCAGGATTTGACCAAGCCCACGAAGCCGGGTCTAAAGGTGACATGTCTGGTGGTGGCGACCATTCAGCAAAGTAGAAACTACTTGTGTGCCCTGTGTCAATAGCGCGCAATCCTTGCTCACGCCATTTCAGCATTGCGGTACTTGCCTCAGTGCCAGCGGTAGACCACAGACTCAACAGCGGTGATCGTTTGGCGCGTTGCGCTGGTATCAAACCGCCGTCAACTACATCACGCCCGATATCCCACATTTCGTCAGCCACAATCAGATCACATGACATACCGTGACCTACAGAATTATTTGCGGCACGCACAAACCATTTAGACCCGTCAGGCATCGTCACCGAATTACGGCCGTAAGACTTCATCAAATATGCGTCAAAATATTTGTTTAATATCGGTGCAAGATTGTCAAACAACATCACCGCCAAATCAAGTCGGTGCGCCACCGTCAACACCGTTTGCTTAGCACCACGCACTTTAGGCATCTCAGTAAGCCACCAGCCGACAAGCGCCATGAGCGCAACGGTTTTGCCATTCTGTCGAGCCGTAGAAACAAGCGAAACACGGTTAACTAAATCCTGATCGTCATCAAATAACAGTTGACCCTGCAGCGCGCGCACTTGCCAATTCATTAACTCAACCTGCAGATACTGCCTAGCAAATTCCCTAACACCGTCAATGAATGACCCGGCATGCTCAGGCCACACAGTCTCTAATCTTGGCTGGTCTCTGCCAGTTACCGCCAGTTCAGGCTGGTCAAGGCCATTTGGGATAATCCTGACTTGGGTCGGGGTTGG